GGTGTCTCTCCGCCTAGTTTATCTTGCAACCTGCGAAGGGAGTTGGTACATCTACGATCAGCAGTAGAGACAGCACACTCCAGGAACGCTGCTATCTGTTGTAGCGTAGCGTTGTCGTGATGGCGCATACGCAGTGCGATCTGATCCTTCTGATCTAATTCAAGAAAGGCTTTCTTAATATCTATAAGGCTAGCAAGCAGGTTGCCACCTTCTGCTGGAGATGATGAGCCGCGTGGCTGACCATCTCTAATCATCTCTTGTGCTTGCTCTAATACTGTTCCATCTATGACGGAAGCAATAACAAAGGGCAGTAGTTGACCGAGCATAAGCGTTTCATAGTATGCCTCGTCCATTAACTGGTAGCCAGACTTGTTAGCCTTCTCTTTGCGAACATAGCGTTCTGCTGCTCGTCTCATCTGATAGGCAATACGCTTCTCGTTATGCTCTAACTGCTTAGGATCTTCAACGCTCATCTGTTCAGTGATGTAATCGTTGCGGGTGATAGCCCAAGCGATACACTCCTGAGCTATGTCATCTTTCTCCACCCAATTCTTGTAGCGCCGGTGAATTGCATAAGCAACTGACGGCGCTAAGTCATAGACAACAGGGTGTAGTTCAGTCACAGTCTCGCGTCTCTACTTCAGGCCAGACGTTATCTAAGACCATCATCGCAATAGCAGAGTAGTTAAGTAGATCAAGATATGAGTCACGCAAGGACTCGTTGCTAGGCTTAACGCCTGAGTCCAGCAGGTTGTTGATACGAGCTATCTTATCCCACATACGTACACGCAAACCATTAAGTGGTCCACCTGGTGAGTGAGCAATATTCTTTGGGCCGTAGTCGTGGTGTTTACGAATGAGTAAGTTACCTGCTGAATCCATAATGCGCCAGACATCTGCGACAAAGGCTTCATCTACCTTATCGGTGTAGGGCGCAAGAGAATTGTCTCTGCTTCCGTATTTATCTCTAGGATCTGAAAGCCCATATGCTGCAAAGTCTGTACCATCTGTTGCCATTCTTCTTTACTCATCCTTTCAGTTCGCCTATTAGCAGAGTTCTGGTGGCGTCTGCCCCGTGTGCTAAGTAGTAATCATTTATATCCATACCTGGTGGTAGTGTAACAATTTGTGAGTTAACTATCTCGTTAGCGACACGCTTAGAAAAGTCAGCACCGGGGTTAGATCCATCTTCTTTAATGTCGTTATCGCCTACCACGTAGACCGTTTCATAACCTGTAAATAACTTAGGAAAGTGTGGCTTCCAAGACTGAACGCCCGGTACTCCGACTGCTGGAATACCCACCATCCCGCTAGTAATCACAGCATCTAACTCACCTTCGCAGACAACTATGTATGGCGATAGCGGCAAGACATCTGCCACGTTGTACAGGTGTGCCTTCTGCCCAGTAGGTGAGCCATACTTAGGCTTGCCATCATCAATGCGACGGAACTTGAAGCCTACGCAACCGCCATTAGCGGTGATGTAAGGGATAGATATCCACCCTTCATACATCTCGTGACCGTTCATCGGCTCTGTTACTGTGCCAAGTTGGAACTTAGCTGCTACAAGTTCAGATATTCCACGTTCGTTTAGAGCGACTAGAACTTCCGGACTTACCTCTTGAGCGTATCGCTGCGCCGCTTCCAGTAGCAATTTCGACTGCGCGTTTGAGGCCATCCTTAAACTCCAAGTTCTCTATGATGCAGACAATGCTGACTGCGTTACCACCTCTGCCGCAGGTATGGCAGAAGTACAAATTGTTATAAGTATTTATTACAGCAGACCTACGTGTGTCACTATGCAAGCAACACTTAACCGATACATCTTGACCTTCTCTGACTTCACCGCCAAAGAAAGAAACGATTGGACCTATGGGGATTGCGTTTGCATCAGCGGAGTTCTTACTCCCTCGACCTTTACCCAACCTTGACCAGTCTTGTGCTGACATACACACCCCTCACACTTCTCGTGCCAGTGTGCTGCACGCTTTAGATGGTTAGCCTTGTTCTCTTCTCCGGCTTTAAGGCAACTTTGGCAGATCATCCTTCTGTCTGACTTCCACTTTCGACCACCGCTGGCTCTGTGGCATTGACTTCCTCTTGAACTTCGACTGCTTCCGTCTCTTCAACGGTTTGATTTTCGACGGCATTTGGGTCGCTCCAAATCTCTGATGTTGTTAGTTCACCTTCTGGTACTGGCATTACTGTTTCTCCTTTAGCCATTGTGCTAGGTCCTGAATGACCCAGGCTTGATCTATTGAAGCGTTGCGACGCTTAACTATTACATAAGACGGTGGCACTTCCCCAAGACCACGTGCCTTCGCATAGTTAAGCGCCTCAACTTGTGCTTCTCTCCAGAACTGAGGCAACGAAAGAGTTGCCCTGTTCTTGAGTTCAAGGATGTAAGTTTCCCCTGCGATAACGGTGACGATGTCGCCTTCATCCTTAGCCCCAGCTTTAGTCAGACGCTCTGCAATGGCTCCCATTTTACGGAGCCACTTCATTACATCTGTCTCAAACTGAGAACCCTTAGTCTTGTTGTACTGACTCATCTACCAGTACAACCTTGTTGGTTTTGTAAACCATCTGTCCTTCTTCATCCTTGACTATTTCTACGATGCCGGACTGAATCATCGCATTGAAGAAGTTAGCCAGATCTACTTTAAGTATCGCTACTTCTCTTTCAACATCACTCATTCTATTTCCTTATCTATTATTGGACTACATATCCGCCGTCGTATCCAGCTATTACATCATTTCTTAGCATAACACCCCACGCATTTTTATCAGATATCTGACAGGCTGCGTAGTTTACGAACAGCGTTACGAAGTCACTAGCGTCTGCAAAGTGTGGACCAAAACGGTTCTTCACAGCAGCCACCTTTAGTTCACCGTTCGATGGGTCATAGCCAAGCGTTAGGATTAACGCCGGCAACTGACTTACCTTACCGTGAATAGCACGTCTGGCAGGTGGTTTAGATGGTGATCCATACTCACTCTGCTCAGATACGTGGTGCAGTACAAGTACACAGGCTTCTGTCTTACGTGCCATATCGTGGAGTTCCATCATTATCGCACGTAAGCCAGCCCACTCATTGTCAGTCTCTGCTGCCACGTTCATTAAGTTATCTATAACTATTAGTTCGGGAGCCTCGCCATATAACTCCACGTATGCTCTGATCTCTAACTCGATATCGTCTAGTGATGGTGACGAATCAAAGACCCATTTAATATGATCTAGTTTGCCAAAGTGTTTATCGTAGTAGTGCTTATCCTTAGATAAGTTTGCTTCTACTGATACCTGTGAATGACCAGATGCAGCAGATGCTGCTCTCATCATTACAGTTGTGGTGTCTGTATCTGCCGAGAAGAAAAGCGTTGACACGTTTGCTTTCATCGCATAGATAAGAGCGAACATAGACTTACCAGCGTTAGGTGCAGCAGCTACCATACAGACTTGTCCACGTCGGAACTTAATCTGCTTTGCTGACAGCGCTTGCCACACGTCCGGAAGAGGTGTTGCTTTGGTAAGCACCCCACTCCAAGCACGTGATAAGTCAAGCAACGTCTTCCCCTCTCAACGTAATGTTTCTTTGTTGACGGATTAACCGTCTCTGTCTTTCAGTTACCCCGCCCCAAATTCCAAAGCGTTCGTTCTGAACTCCCCATTCTGCACATTCGGTACGGTGAGGACAACCTTTGCATATGGAAATAGCCATAAGCATTTCAGTTGAGTTGCTAGTTCCGTCGTGTTTTTCGGGGAACCAGAAATCTCCACCTACTGTCGCGCAAGCAGGGTTCTCATAGAACCTTGGCTCGCGCATAGATTATCGGATCCAGATGGTCTCGCACTTGTCTGTTGCACCCTTTGGTGCAGCACACATATAGCCCTTCCAAGGACCCTTAGCCGATGTACCTGAACGGAAAGCCATTACTCCGTGACGGCAAGATTGTTCTCCACCTGCAGGTGCAGCGGCAGCAACTGGTGTTGCGTTAAATGCTGCAGCAACTGCTGCAACTGTTGGTGCTGGTGCTGCTACCGGTGCTGGCGCTACTACGCCACCTGATAGTTCTGCACCGGTTGCACGAATGTTGAGTGCGTTCATAGCAAGATCTGCTAGACCACTTTCAAGATCTGAAACTGTTGCTGCATAAAGATTGATAAGTGTTCCATCGGCTAACTTGTAGTTAACCTGGAACTTAGTTGTATCGGGTGCTGACATATTACTTTCCTCCACTTGGTTTGATGTTTAATCTAACGGACTCTTTACCAACAACCTTTGGTAAGAAGCCCAATAGTTTTTCTACTTGTTCAGAGTCAACTGTCTCACGACCTTTAACCGTTGTCCAACTGATCTGAATACCACTAGCAGTAACGCCAGTAGTTCCCTCGAAGGATGACTTCAAGGAATCCTTTTCCTTCTCCAGCTCTTTAATCTTCTCATCTAACTGCAGATACTTCAATGCGTGAGTGTCAACTTGTGCGTCCTCAATCACGACTTCACTGAGGACGATACGTTCTTTTATTAAACCCACACAACCCATATCACCGGATGCGTCGTAGTACTGGCAATAGTTCTTACAGAAACTAGCGTCCTTCTCAGGTGCTGGTGCCTCTGGCAAAGCCTTTACATTAGCCAACCACTGCAACGCTTCTAGTGCAGAGACTTCATCGTATGGTTCAGAGTGGACTTTAATATCCTTCTCATCACCATCACGTGCAATCGCTACTAGGTTAACTGTCTTAACATCGTGACCGTTCTTAGATAGCAGGTAGCCATAGACCTGCACCTGCCAGCGCTGTTGTGCTGACGGGAAGTAACTAAGGTTCTTTACCTTGCTTGTCTTCCAGTCAATGACCGCACCAATACCTGGTACGAATAAGTCAACGTGTGCTTTCATATCACCGTATGCAACTTCAGTCTCGACTAGGTAATCCTTACCTTCTGGATCTAGCGTGGTGATTGCATCTTCGATAGCAGCGTGGATAGCAGTACCCATAATCGCTGCCAGCTTTGACTGATTCTCATTAGTCTCTGGCTGTGCATTTAACCGGTACCAAACCTTACGACGGCAGCCACCGATCTCTGATGGGCCAACCTGTGTCTGCTTACTGCGATCACGACCTGCATCTTTAGAGTGCAGTACGTGCAGTAGCAGTTCCTTCGGGTCTGTAATCACACTAACTCCTTCTCAATAGCCTGAATAGTGTCGCAAGGATATTTGGCTGTGTATTCTTCTCTAGTACATTCTCTGCAACAAGTTCCATTACCGAACCAAGGATCTTCGTATGGCTGGTGTATTTCCACTACTGCATTTAGCGCAGCATATGGAGTCTCTAGCGTTCTACTCTCTCGATAATTCTTACTTGCTATATCTGCTAGTAGTTCTTCGTATGTCACTTGATCCACTCTCCACGTTCTACGCAATCACGATAAGGCATATTGGTCTTAGTACCTGCGTTGTACGACCACTTGGTTTCGTACTTAGTGCAAGGTCCTTTGGCTTCTTCTTCTGCTGAGACTTTAAGGATAAAGGCAGTCAGGAAAATAAACAACACCGCAAATGCGGCCAACCAGCGCCAGTCTTCTTCTTCAACCGCTTTGATTATTGTAAAAATAAGTGCCGCTAAATAGCCAACGATAAGTATTGCCTGAAAAACGTAAGTCATCTGCGGTTATCCCTCCACGTCAGGTAATAGTCAAGAGCATACGCCCCGACGAAACCAAATAGCAAACCGAATAAAAATCCGAGCATCATTCCCATCCTCTCTGTTGAGTTTCTAATTGAATCGGTGGACAGGTATTGATGTCAAGAACCGACGCGATCTTTACTGCTCTTTCTGCAATTACTTTTGCCATTAGCAGGCTCTTGTACGAACCCGGCTTGAGTGAGTACAGATAACCGAGTGCGTATGGACCACCACTACCTGCCGTGAAGAGTCCGTTCTCACTACCGTTAAAGGATAGATCTGAGCCGATAGAAAACAGGTACGAATCAAAGGCAAGCAGGTAAGCGAAGCTCGCTTCCTTATCGTTTGGTTCATAGCCATTATCTTTGAACGCATTGTAGATCGAAGGTATGACAACCCTTCCCATCCAATCCACAGGATCTTGGCGTTTATACATCGGAGGTTTCCAGTTATAGATCAAGATATCTCCTGGGCGTGAGTCACCGGTCACACCTAACAGGTACTTACCCTTGCGTACTATCTTGGGCGTCTGAGTGCTAATGATCCGCTGATCGTTATCGGTGATCTGCGAATCAGCACCC